TTGAAAATACTAAAAATGGCGGCACCAGCCAGATCCGTGTTACCAGTTTTGGTACTACTGTAGACGATCTTTACGTACACTTCAAGAAGTAATCAAGATTAACCCCTGCTAACTTTTGGAAAGTTTGAGTTTTCAAAGCTCAGTGACTTTCTCGATTTCGTTAGCAGGGGCTGCTTGTAAATTACTTTATTGTGTAGGGGCTATGCCCAGTCTATTAGTTACTCTTTATACTATTATTTAGTGTTATTTACGAAACCGTAAAACTTCTGAGCAGCTTCTAGTACAGCATCAGCACCAGGTACTTCTGGCATCTTGACTTCTGTTACTACTTCATCGCCGTCCTTCTTAATTGAAGTTTCAAATGCACCTAGTTTGGCGTGATAATCTTGCCAAACATTGTTCTGTGCCATCTCTAGCACTTTGGTGCGGATTTCATATCCATTTTTGTTTGTTTTTACTGATGGCATTGCTGCCTTAAACATTTCGGCAATTTCTTGTGTTTGCTTGAGGATGGTTTCCCCGTAAGTAGTTTCTACTTTTGACATTGTTTTCTCCTTGTGTCTGTGTGTAGTGTTACTAATGTAACGTATTATTTAGTGTTTGTCAACCACTAACATAATCTTTTTTTGGTCTGTACCAAACTTTTTGATGATATAGTTTTGCACGAAGATTTTGTATTTCACGCTTTCCTGCATCATCTGCATCTGCTTGTAGTAGAAATAGAGCTGACTCGATCAGCTCTATATCTTTTACGTTTAGTTTGAAACTTTCATTCGGTTTTGCCATTTCTTACTCTTTCTCATACCTAGGTAATGATCAGATGGTTCGTAGTTCCATCTCTTACCGTGGTGTCCTCTTATATCTGCATAGTACATACGTAACTTAGCAATTAATTTAACAAGAGGATTAGAATTGGTTTTCATTTAGACTTACCGTTAATGATATCCATTTCGTCGTCAGTGTAAGGCCACATTATAGTGCTCCTGCATAATGTAAACCATTAAGGACCATAAAGCCTGCTAACAAAGACATAACTCCTATTAGGATTAAAGTAGCTTTAGCGTAATCTTTCCAACTATACATCTTCTTTGTCCTTTCTTAGCATAAGGGCTTTTGCTTCGTCATAGTATCCCATGCGAGATAGTTCAGCAGCAGCTCTTGCTCTACCTGCTGATTCGCCTAGTGCAACAGCACCAACAAAAAATGCAATTAGTGCATTTCTGAAAACGGTGCAAATTTTGCATGTAACATTATAAAAACTTGTTTGAGTAATTGCAGTCATTATCTTCTCTCCTCTAGGTCATATGCAACGCTGTAGATTTCTCCACGAGCAATACCTAGATCGTTAAGTTCATGATCGCTTAGTCTAGACAGTTCTTTAATAGTTTGTCTTGCTAGTCTTTCTCTAGCCATTGATGCGTTTAGTCTTTTGAACCACTCTGCAAGTGAGTGTAGGCCAATTCTATCAGCCGTCATTATAAGTGAAGTCATCCTTCATTCTCCTTGTGTATATGTGTATGTGTGATTGTAGGTGTCACTACCCCGGTCTCTCCCGGCGCTACCTTTGTGTGGCATAGGATATGCCCTTCATTTTTTAAGAGCTGAAGACGCTCTTGAGAATGAAAATAGTGCAGGATTACTGTCCTATTTCATCAGTATTTATACTAATATACATTCTTATTATACAAAAGTCGAGTGTTTTTTATGCAAGACTGTCATGCATTTTTTGCAATAATCATATCTCTTGACTTCTAAGTCAATGTATGTTTAAATAGTAATATGAAAATTACTATCGCAGGGTACGGATTTGTAGGCAAAGCGCACCACGAACTTTTAAAAGACAAACACAACATTACAATATATGATCCAGAATTAGGATATAAAGATTTTGGCGAGCCTGAAGCTGTTATTGTATGTGTAAGTACACCACAACGTCCAGACGGCAGTTGTGAAATGACTAACGTGTTTGAAGTTATCGATCGTTGTCCTGATGTACCTATTTTAATTAAAAGTACAATTAGTGTAGAAGGTTGGGACATGTTAGTAGATGCATTTCCTAATCGTATGTTAAACTTCTCTCCAGAGTTCCTACGTGCAAAGACAGCAGTTGAAGATCTACGTGCAATGAATCTAATGCTCATTGGCGGGACTAGTTGTAACTTTTGGTCACACTTGTTTAATATTAGTATTGAAGTTGCAGATCCTAAAGAACTTATCCTAGCTAAGTATGCTCGCAACAGTTTCCTAGCACTCAAAGTTGCGTTCTTTAATCAGATGTATGACCTGTGTGATAAACTAGATATTGAGTATGCAGCCGTTGCACACTATACAACAATGGACAATCGTATCGGCGATAGTCATAGTTTTATTACAGAAGAGAGAGGATTTGGTGGACATTGCTTTCCTAAAGATACTAACGCACTGGTAAAAACAGCAGAACGTGATAATGTTGAACTATCTATTCTAAAAGAAGCTCTGGCATATAATAACACAATTAGAAAGAATAAATAATTGTAAAGGAGATGTTATGGGAATATTTAGTGGTGCTACAAAAGCAGTAGGTTGGTTAGGAGAAAAGTTAAACCTTAGTTGGTTAACAGGTGGAGCAGCAGGGGCAGCTCTTACTACTCCAACATCTGATATCACTGTTGAAATATCTGTGCCTGAACTATATCCTAGTCCAGGTGGACCGTTTCCTCTTCAACACCAAGGAAGTTTTACACTTAAGGTACCTGATCATAGTAAAGATCTAGGCGATATTGCTCTTAATATGGCGCAAAACTCTCTTGCTCTAGTTGAACTAGCAATCGCAATACAAAGTATTGTTGATGAAGAAGGCGGCTTAAGAATCAAAGATCAATTAGATCCGTATCATTATCAAGTTATTAAAAATGCACTAGAAGAAAATAACGAACCTGTTCCTGAAGTTAGAGAACCTAATGCTACAGTATTAAGTGATTTAGGTGGAGAGATTACAGAAACAGGATTACTTTCAAATCTTGCAACAGCAGCTGATGCATTAGGTTCAGTTAGTCCTTTGGTAGAATCATATACATCTTTAGGCGCAGCTAAGTATAGGGTTCCTGGAAGAGTTAGTACAGGAGAGGTTGGCGCTTCCTTTGCTGATGGAAATAACCCAGAATCAGATTCCCCAATCAACGGGTTCCCTCCAGGCACAACAGCAGTTGATATGACTGTATGGGTAAGTGGTTATTTTCCAGATTATTCATTACCTTATAAAATAATGAATTCGGCTATACAGATACAAGGGTTTATTATGCAATATGCAGTTTCTAATTTAAGAAATGCAATTGATACTGATGCTAAAGCTCTTGTACTTAAAAATTTAATGGGCGAATTTGGCAAAGAAGTTAGCGACAATGCTATCAAAGCTACAGGTAATACACCACCTGATTGGGAAGAACCTACTGGACAATCAGGAATAAGAAGCTAATGGCTAAAGTTGCAAGAAAAGAACAAGACATCGCAGTTGGCATTGTAAGAACAGGACGCCTAAGTGTTATTGTCAATGGCACACCTATTGCATGTGAAGGTGACTTAATTAACCCACATGCTCCTGGAGGCCCACACACTGCTAGTGTTATTGTTGGATATTGGCCTACTGTTTGGGCTGAAAACAGACAAGTAGCAAGAAAACATGATGCTACAAGTTGCGGCCATCCTATTCAAACAGGATCATCTAACGTTTTTGTCGGTACTGACGATAACGGTTAAGTTTGACTGTTTTCTTTTCCTTTAGCATACATTTCTAAATAGTTAATGTAGTTTGCCATTGAATGGTCTGAGAAACTATCAATTTGTCCTCTCTTTATGCCCATCCATAGTCCGCGCCACTTATCTTTGAAACGTTGCCAGCGAGTTGGCTTGCGTACATTGCCCCAACAGTTTAGATAGTGTTCTTCACCGTCGTGTTTGTATCCAATAAACCAAGGCGGAACAGTTGTAACAATGTCATTGTTGTTTACCCAACGATGATGTTTAGTTTGCATTGTATTTACATAACCTTTCCATCCTGCTCTAGGCGAGCCATATGTATAAAGTTCTTCAGCATCACGAACATTATCTTCGTAGTAACAACGAGCTGTCATAATAGTAGCCATTGCTGCTCCTAGGCTGTGTCCACAGAACCAAAGTTTTTTGTCTTTATTTTGTGTACGAGTAATATCTTCTAGTACCATAGGCCAAAGTTCGTCTACTTCTGCTTTGAATCCTCTGTGTACTCTTGACACTGTTTCTGATACTACAGGTGCTGCCTTTAGGTCAGCAGCAATATCATTAAACTCACTTGGTTGTGTTCCACGACACGCTATAACTAGATCTTCTTTGTTCATAAAGCGATATGCCTGTGCGCCCTCCCTGTTGTAAAATTCAACAGTTGTAAACCCTAGATCTTTTACTTGCTTTTTTACTTCTTTGACGTTATCATTATACGCAATACTCGCAAGTTTAGCGAATAATAGAGAACGTTCAGGAAAACTCATTTTTGTGATGCCCATTTTAACCCCTCGTTGTTATATAGTGCTACTGCCCAGTAGCAAACGTATTTATAGTTTACATAAACTAAATACTGTAACGGAGTATTACAGATGAAAAAAAGAACCAGAAGTATACTAGAAGAATTAAACAATCTAGACCGTGCTAGAAGTAATGATCATTTGATCGAAGCTACTGGCAGTAATATAATTGAAAGTGCAATTAATTTACTTAATCGTATTTCAAAAACTTATGACGAAAGTACCGCTGGAGAATTAGAACGCCGCTTTATTAATAGTATTAAATCTGGTGACCCGCAAAAATTTAAAAGAGGTCTTAAAAAAGTTATAGAGAGTAAACAAAATGATATTGAATGAAGGCGGATCAATGCCGGGCGTAGGCCCAATTCACATTAGTGAAATTGAACCTACATTAGATGCACTAGAAAAATCTTTAGGTATAGATCTAAAGAACAATGTTCTCGGTAGTGTAGGTAAAAAAGAGTTTAGCGGCGACATAGATGTTGCAATTCAAGTAGATCCTGATAAAATTCCTGAACTTGTAAAGAAAATTGAAGCAAGTCCTTTGGTAAAAGACATTGCAAAGTCCAGTGTTATTATGACAAGTGTTGACATTGTAAATTATGATGCAAGTAAACAAACAGTAAAACCTAGAACAGGTAAAGTACAAGTAGACTTTATGCCAGGTGATCCAGGTTGGATGAAAACATACTATCATAGTCCAAGTGAAAAAGAATCAAAGTATAAAGGTGTATTCCGTAATATTATGATTGCAACTATCTGTGCAGTGTACCAAAGACAAGACTCTGAAGAAAAAATAGACGATGGTCGTGCAGTTGAAAGCGAGCGTTGGATGTGGAGTCCTGCAGACGGACTTGTAAGAATTAAGCGTACTCCTGTACCTAAAGCAAATGGACAAGGTTATACAAAGAAAAACAAAAACGAAATTATAGCACAGCCAATTCGTACTGCTCCAGAAATTGCAAAAGCATTAGGTCTAAATGGACCTGAAGATTTAAACAGTTACGAAAGTTTAAAAGCAGCAATTGAAAAGAATTATCCAGCAGAACTAGTTACAAAGATTTTAGATAGCTTTGCTGAAAACGGACAAGTTAAAGATATTGGTGTACCAGATGATCTAGTTAAACAAGAAAGTTTAGCAGACAAACAATTAAATAGAATTAAGCAGTTAACAGGATATAAACAATATGAGGTTTAACGAATTTAGAAACTTTATAAAGAAACCGTTAACTGAAGCTGCTCGCATTCAACACGCAGAAGATATTATTTTCTGGGAGGGCAGTCGTGGTGCAATGCGAGCACTTGAAGCTCTTAAAAGTATGGAAAAGGGTTCGCATAAAGATGTTACATTAAAATGGGACGGAAGTCCTGCAATCATTTTTGGACGTAACGAAAATGGAGAATTTGTACTTACAGACAAGAGTGGCTTTACAGCAAAAGGCTATGACGGAAAAACAACATCAGCAGATGCACTAGGCACAATGTTAGGCAATCGTCCAGGAGCTAAAAAAGATCCTAAAGGCTACGGTTCTTTCATACAAAATATGCAAGACATATTTGACGAGTATGAAAAAGCAACACCTAAAGATCATAGAGGTTACTTCAAAGGCGACTTATTATATTTTAACACACCTGCAAAGATAGATGGTAACTATGTGTTTAAACCAAACATTGTAGAATATGCAGTTGATGTAAATTCAGACTTAGGTAAACGTATTGGAAAATCAAAAACAGGTGTAGTTATACACAGAGTTGTAGACGAATATGGCAACGAAGGTCCTTTAAAGAATGCTGATATATTTCAAGGTAATGAAGTATTAGTTGTTCCGCCTGTTACTGTAGAACGTCCTGCAGATGTAGACAATCAACAAATTGTACAATTAGAAAGATTAATCCAACAAAATTCTTCTGGCATTGATGAATTGTTAAATACAGATGCACTAAGAGAAATGAAAATAAGTGATTTTGCACAAGTATTGTACGCCTATACAAACAGTAAAGTTGATACTGGCCTAGAAAATTTAGGTTCTGATTTTGCACAATGGGTACAAAATAGGAAACAGTTGTCAGAAAGGAAAAAGGCAACAATACTTGAGTATGTAAATCAGCATAGAAATGCATTTAATGCGTTATGGCAAACAGTAACAGCATTAATGACTGTAAAAGATAATATTATTCAACAGTTTGACTCACATGATCAAACTGTTAAATCAAACATTCCAGGACACGGCGATGGCGGTGAAGGCTATGTACTAGCGCATCCTGAAGGTGATATTAAACTAGTACCAAGAGAATTCTTCACTAAAGCTAATAGAGCTGTTCAACGATAAGGAGCAAAAAATGAAAGATTATATGAAAGAGTTTGAAGCACACTTAAACAAGGTTACTGAAGGTGTGTTAGATGACGAAGTAAAAGAAGCTGGCATGGAGATGACTGACCAACAGCGTAAACTAGCAGAGTATGGTAGAATACTAATGGATCAGGCTGTGACACAAAAAGACGATGCATTGTCAAATGTAATGGCAAAGGTAGGTAATGAACTTACTAACTATGGTTCATCATTTGGTGCAAGAAGTTTAGATGATCTTGTTAAAAAGACAGGCACTTCACCAAACATAATTAAAAAATTACTAGCATTTGCGGAAAATATTGCAGCTACTCAAAAACATCTTGATACAGATCATGACTCAGGTGGTCTTGATGACGAAGGTGATGATGAATTTACCCAAGCGTCAGATGACGAAATGGCAGCAATGGCAGATCGTGCAGCGAGAGATGCAGACTAATGAACTTTATTAAAGATATGTATAAAGAAGGGCTAGTTGAAAGTCAATTAGACGAGGATGCCTGGGCTGATATTAGAGGCCGTCGCATAGAACGTTTATCAAAAGAAAAACGTGTAGCACTATATGCATATCTAGTTGGCTTAGAAAATGCTATGAGAGCTACTAAGTTTGTAGAAATGGCTGAAGAAGGTCGTACCCCACCAAATCAATATGTAAAAGGCTATGCTCCTATAGTTGAAATGATAGATGATATAGTTGAAGGCGGTACAGCATACATACAACAGCTAAGACAACTACATAAACGAGCTAAAAAAGGGCGTAAATAGCCTATTTTTGTCTAAAAGACTAAATACATATAACAACTTCACTGAGCGTGAAGATGTGTCATAGAGAAAATATAGGAGAATAACATGGCAGGACCAGGATTTGGCGCAATCGCAGGCGTCGACAATTACAAAGCAAGAGCAGGAAGTGGCTTAGGCCCACGCACACAGATCGTTGTAACAGACGCCGCTGTGGCAGACCAAGCTGCACTAGACGCAATCGTTGCAGCAGCAGGCGTTGGCGGATGGACAGTAGCAGGCATTGCAGGTTCATTAGCAGGCGTTATGCACATCGCACTACAAGGTGGCGGTGATGCAGACGGCGAAACTATTGGACAAGCAGTTTCAATTGTAGCAGACTTCACTGAATAATTCCTAACTACCTTAGGGACCGTGACAACGGAAGGCGTCACACTAAAGCGTCACTTTTTAAGTGGCGCTTTTTTTATGACTGTAAATACAGTATGAGATTTCAGATAAAAACGCTAGTAGATGTTACAGAAACACAAGCTCGTAAAGGGCAAGATAAGAAACTAGTAAATCAACAAGATAACTTTAATACGTTATACAATACAATTGGACTGCGTACAAACCCATCTGATTTTAAGATAACCGTTGAAACACAGTCATTAGCAGATTTAACATTTGGTAAAAAATATAAAGGAAAGCAAAAGGTTTGGACAATTGAGTTCTTTGTTGAACAAGAAGCATCAACTAGTGTAGACATGATGATAGATGATTTTAATCTAGTACCTATTATTACAGGTCTTGATGAAACTATAAATTTAGATACAGATATGTTTATCACTTCCAAAAATAAGGACTTAACTAACATTATTTTCATTGAAATTGATAAATAAAAATGTAGCAAAGATGTTACTAGGCAACATATATACAACTTAAGGCCAACTACGAGTTTACTTAACATCCTACATTGTAGGACATACGGAGAAATATATGGCATCGCCTACACAACTTGAAAAAGAAAATTTAGAAGCACACGTAGACTTATGCGCTCAACGCTATGAAGTCTTAGAAGGTCGCCTCACTAAAGTTGAAGAAAAGATAGACCATATTCACAAAGATATTACAGAAGGTCAAAAGTCATTGACCAAAGTCCTAATTGGTACAGCAGGTACTGTTATTGCAGGACTACTTTCCACAGTAATCGTTATTATTACACAAAGTTAAATCTCGATAAATAACTATATGTTATTACGAGAATTTTTTAATCAGCCAGCCTCATCTGACGATAACCTAGAAGAAAAACAAGTATGGGCTCGTCGAGGAAAAGAAGTTGTCCGCAAATACCGTTGTCAAGGCGGTAGACGCAACGGACGCATTGTTGCTAAAATGGCACAATGTTATGCAGCACCTGATGCAAAAAAACGTGCAAGACTAAAAGTTATGAAGGCAAAACTAGGTAGTAGAATTGCTAAAAAAACTAAAAGGACTAAGCGTATTAATCCTGCCTCAATAAGAGTACAGAGATTAAACAAGATGCAAAAAAGGAAACGCTGATGTTAATCAGAGAACTTATCGAAGCCACACAAGTATGGAGTAAAAAGGGAACATCAAGTGTTCGCAAGTATCGCTGTACCAGTGGAGTTCGCAAAGGTCGTGTAATGAGTTCTCCAGCAGCATGTAATAAACCAATGAATATACACAAATCTAAATCATTAAAACAAACACGATCACAAAAAGCACCAACAATGAAATTTAAAAGCAAGATTGCTAAACGATCAAATCCTGCTTCAAATAGAAATATCAGATTAAATAAATCTGTTAAACCCAAAAGAACTAGGAGAAAGATTAGATGAAAATTTCAGACATTATAGAAAACAACAACTCAAACGCTAAAGTTTCAAAAGTTATTGGTAATAAAGTTACTATTGATAACGGCGACGGCACTGAATTAACGGTTGACACAAAGAAAAATCCAAATGTTGTAGACCAAGATGCAGAGGGCAACGTAACTGTTGATCCCGAAGCTGGTAATAGCAAACAAAACGGAAATAATAGAAATAGAATCCGTCCAGGACAATCAGTAAACAGACCAAATTCATGAAAATAAACGAATTGATAAAAACTTTCACAATACAAGTGTCTAACGAAGAACAAGCTGTTCTTGAAAAGTTAGATAGACAAACTCCCTTGTCTTTGTTTACTGAAAGAGAACAATTCGTAATTGAAAACTTGATGAAGAAAAGTTTGGTAAGTAAGGTAGTATTTAATAGCCAGACAGTTGTTGTGAGAAATGACCTACAATAGAGAAAAGTTACTAAAAGAGCTTGAAGATTTAGTTAATGGAAAAATTGACTCTTCTTTGTTTCCTTACCAAAAAGGAAACAGTATTCGCATTGGACAATTTGTAGTTAGATGCAATAAGAGAGGTTTCTGGAAAGTGTATGATTGTGTTGATAACAAATTAGTAACAGAAACTTTTTGTAAATCTAGCGCAGTTGCTTTAGCCAAAGCACTAAGTCAAGGTAAATCTGCTGAAGCAGACATTTTAAACATTGACAGAAAAATACAAAAGTGGTATAATGATTGTATGTTTTATAGATATACTATGAAAGTAACAAAAGATGATCTTAAATACGATATTGTATCAACAAGATATGATATTGCTAAACATAAAACATCATCAGCAAAACAAGAGTTAGATAAATACATTTATGCATGACAAGGCATAAATAAGTTATATGAACATTAGGAAGAGATGTCAATGAATATTAGAGAAATTTCAAAACCCGTAACAGCAAAGAGTTTAAATGAAACTCTTGCCAGAAAGTTTGGCGCAAAGATCAATATTGATGCGTTTACACTAGAGCAATTACAAGATGCTCGTAATAGAATTAGAACAAAATTAAGCCAAGTTGAAACTATGGAAAGTTTCGACAGCGTACATTCAAATGAAAACTATCAAAAATCAAAACTCTTCCTTGATGTTTTGAATAGTGCAATTAAAGAACGCGGCGACATCCAAGAGGCAAAAGGTTGCCCATGTAATGAACCACCAGGTGGTAAATGCACTTGTCCAGCAGACTGCAAAGATTGTGATTGCAAAACAAACGAGTCAAAGAAAGCAAAGCCTGATTATATCGACATTGACGGGGATGGCGATAAAAAAGAGCCAATGAAGAAAGCAGTTAAAGACAAGAAGAAAAAGAAAATTGGCGAAGCTGATGCACAACCTAATGAAAACGATCCAGCATATGTTGCTATCAAAAAGAAATACGAAGAAGCATTACGTACAGGTAACAGAGCTATGGGTAGATTGTTAGCAGGACTATTAAAAGATGTATATGGTGAAGATCCAACAGTTGGTGGAATGATTGGTCAGCGCACAGGTACAGCCGCTAACCAAGGCAATGCACAACCGACAGGTATGGCAGGTGCAGGCGCTAATCAAGGCAATGCACAACCGACAGGTATGGCAGGTGCAATGGCGGATTCAATTGAAGAATCAGTTGTAACTGAAGGTGCAGAAGACCAAGCAGAACTAGTAATGGCTTCTAAAGATATGGTTGATAGATTAACTGGCTGGATGGAAGACACAGCAGAAATGCAGTCAGAGTCAATGCTAGAACTAGCAGATGCTATCCGTGATGAATTAGGCAGTGAAAAGTCAGAATCATTTACTGCTAAAGTTAAGCCAGCACTTGAAGCACTATACGCTGCAATGGAAGAAACAAGAGTAGCACTAACAAGTGGTGTTGGTATGCTAACTGGCGAAGCTGAGCCTGAAGATATGATGGGTGCAGAACCAGCAGATGATATGGCTCCAATGGAACCACCAGTAGACGGTGAAGTTCCTCCTATGCCTGACGCTGATGTACAAGACGAGTTTTCAGCAGCAGATGCAGCAGTAGGCGGCGAAGAAGAAGCTGGTAGAGCTAAACGCGAATCAAAGCAATATTCAAAAAAAAAGATAGCTGAAAATTCTAAAAAACTAGCACTTTTGCTTTCAAAAAAAAAGTCTTAGTCTCAGAAGCTGAATCACCAGCAGTTAAATTAGTACAAGTATTAAGAACAGTAATAGCCAGCGCGGACCAAAATGGTCACGCTGTCTTTTTACATTTTGATACCCCTACACAACAAAATATAAAAAACGGTGCAAAAAATTTAGACCTTAACAAGCTAATGCAGAATGTTGGCTCCGAACAGTTTGATTTTGGAACATTTAAAGCAGCATATGATACTGATGCTAGAGTTAAAGCTATGGTTAAAAACTTTAGTAAGTATGGTATAGAGCCTAAAACTAAAAACGAATTAGAAGGTGATGAGGAAGTAAACACATCACAAGGCGGCGATGCAGTAGGACAAATGGCAAAATCGGCTACAGACCTTGGAGACAATCTTAGTTAATGCAACTTCAGAACTTATATCCTAAGTTTACTAAGCATCCATATCTGACCAACCCTATACCTAGACACCAAATAGAAACACTACCATTCAAAGACTTTGACAAAGATGGTTACGAAGTACCTACTCCCCTAGAACATCTACATTATGAAGCAAACGGTGTTGAACTAAACAGAGAAATACAATACCATATTGCGCCTGTGCAAGAATGGTACACTGATGTAGAACAAAGTGAACACGGACTAGTATTAGATCACTGTATGCTGTTAACTCGTTATGCGTTTGCCGACGAAGCAAGAGAACAAATACAAGAAGTTTGTAATACTAGTCGTCCTATATTACAAAAGCTACTAAACATTAAACCTAAGTGGGGTATTGACTTTTCGTTAGACTATGTAACACACGACATAGTAATGGAAGTAATACATATAGAACAAGACTTTGATAACATTGAAGAAGCAGAAGCTGCAAAAGAACGTTTAGAAAACATCATAGATAACACAGACTGGTTTGACGGAGCAATGCGTCTATATCAGCTCAAAGACGAATGGATTAATTTATCATCAGATGACCATTCAGATTATAAAGCACAGTTCTTTGGATGGGAACGTGCTTTTGATAATAAAAAAGTTTTTTAAAAAAAGGTTGACAAACATGCCAGACCCTATTATAATATAAAGAATTAAATAGGAAAAACGTTTTGACATTAATTTTAAATAGGTATGATTACCAACCCATCTCACGAAAACAAATAAACGGCAAAAGACTTTACGAAACACCTGACGGCAATGCTGTTGCAAGTGTTACAACTATCCTCGACGCTACTAAAGATAAGACACATCTTATTGCTTGGAAGAAACGTGTAGGCGAACAAAAAGCACAAGAGATTGTAACTGAAGCAGCAGGTGTAGGTACACGTATGCACAAGTACCTTGAAGACTACATTGACACAGGCGAGTGGCCACAACCTGGCAGTAATCCATATGCTCAACAAGCACATAGTATGGCAGAGCAGATTCGTAATAATGCTATGGTAGATGTAGACGAAATATGGGGATCTGAAGTTAATTTGTATATGCCTAACATGTATGCAGGCACAACTGACTTGGTAGGACAGTACAAAGGCCAGCCCTCAATCATGGACTTTAAACAAACAAACAAGCCTAAGAAAGTAGAATGGGTAGTTGATTACTTCCTACAACTTGTCGCATATGCAGAAGCACATAATGAAATCTATGGCACAGAGATACGCGAAGGACATGTGTTTATGTGCAGTCGTGCAGGAGAATATCAGCAGTTTGATATTTGGCCAGACGAGTATGATGAATGGCGCAACGAATGGTACGAACGAGTGTATAAGTATTACGAAAAGAATGGATAACTTACTAGTTGCCAAACGATCGTTCACACTTAAATCAAAAAGGACATAACGAATTAGCTTCTCTAGTGCATAAATACATTAACTAACTAACAAATGCGTAGGAGAACAATGTGGCTGTAGTACAGATATCAAGAATACAGATTCGTAGAGGTCAAAAGAATCAAGGAACAGGTTTACCGCAATTATCAAGTGGCGAACTAGGCTGGGCAATTGATACCCAAGAACTATTCATAGGTAACGGCAGCGTTGCAGAAGGTGCACCGCAGGTTGGTAACACAAAAGTTATTACTGAGCACGATGATCTTTTTACACTAGCTGATTCTTATATCTATCGTAACGGTGATGGTTCTATAGTAACAGGCATTGATGCCGTTAACCCGGTAGAAAGAAGTTTACAAGACAGGTTAGATGATATTGTAAGTGTTCGTGCATTTGGACTTACAGGTGAATCATCACAAGACGCAACAGTACTTCTACAACGTGCAATAGACCAATTATTTTTAAATTCAGGTAGTGAGCTAAGTGTTTCTAAAAGAGTAAAACTAGTTATTGAACCTGGAACATATACAATTAACGATACTATTAAAGTACCTCCTTATGCTACAATTATTGGAGCAGGTTCTGACAAAACATTTATACGTCAACTTAATACAAATAGAGCTGTAATGCAAACAGTTAGCGATGAAAGTATTCCAGGAGGTTATATATTTGATGGAGAATATGCCACTCAACCAAGAAAGATTAAACTAGAAGGAATGACACTTTCTGTTTCAGGTGGTTCAAAAGGTTTGGTATTAAGTAGTTGCAGAGACAGCAATTTTAATGACATTAAAGTAGTTGGCAATTGGACTATAGGATCGTTAGTGCCAACAGATACAACAACTACATATGATATCGCATTAAGTTTAGATAGTAAGAATGGTGGTGTTGAAACAGCAAATAACAAATTTAACAACTGTTCTTTTGAAAATTTTGGCTACGGTATAGTATCAAACTGGGACATTGACGATAACCATTTTAGTAATTGTAAGTTTTCTAGTTTAGGTTATGGTGTTATGTTTGGTAAAGACATGATTATTGATAGTCTTCCTGCAAACGGAACTGCATATGGTCCTAGAAATAATACATTTGAATCATGTATTTTTAAAGATACTGTTTATCAAGCAATTAAGATTGATCAAGGCTTCAATAACATTAGTAAAGAAAATAAATTTTATACATGTGGCAACAACGGCGGTGCAGATGATCAACCCGAAACTGCTGTTATTTCAGTTAATACACTAAGCAATAAAAGTATAAACGATTTCTTTTCAAGAACTAAAATTTTATCTTACAGTCAAGGATTTATTAGACAAAGTTCTGCAACATTGGTTGCTGGAGGCCTTTCAGTAATTGTACCAAGTACTGACGATATCAAACCTGGACAACTTATAATTAAGAAAACAGGAGTTGGTGAATTTGGATTTACAACTGAAGATAATATTTTTACTCCAGAACTTGATAATGACATTACAGTCACAGCACGAGTTGACCAAGTAATTAGTCCTACAGAATTTACAGTTACAATTCCACATCTAGCAAGTGGTGCTGTAACTTTTGAACTAGTATCACCTGTAATTGAAGATGTACCTTATATACCAGAAGTAGAAGGTCCGGTTAATTATGAATGGGGATACGAACACAAAGTAACTATTCTTGACGGTGACAACAACACACTATTTAGACTTCCAAAAATAGCAAACCAAAGTTTTGTTATTGATTACACATCATTGTCGGAACAAGGTTACAATGGTATGCGCTCTGGCACCTTGCAAGTTGTTGTAAATGCTTTACAAGACGGAGCAATTGGAACACCAGCAGTAATAGTTTCGGATGATTATGATTACTTAGGTGACGATTTATATCTTGACACAATTTCTTTTGATGCTATACTAGATAATGTAGGCAATAGTCAAGATTTAAACACAATTATAATTAAGTCTAATGCTAGTGGAATGCCTACAGAGGCAAGAAGCAAATTTAAATTTAGAGTTAAAACAAAACAAACTGTGTTATAAATGTTCCATAAGAACTATGAACAAAGATTAGAAACCTGGAGTTGTCTTCGGCAGTCTTTAGAGTCTTCCAACGATGCTTTTCAAGAAGTAATAGACTTCTATAGGCAAGCACCTCGTGCAAGCATACACACTGATCCATGGTCACAAGAGATGTGGCCAAATCCTTGGGAGTTAATTTATGAGAATCAGTATGACGACTTCTGTACCGTGCTAGGCATGTGTTATTCATTACAGTTAACAGATCGCTTTAAGGGGTCTAAATTTGAGATACATATCTGTACAATAAGCAGTTTAAGTTATTTGTATCTACTTTTTGTCGACGATTATGTATTAAATTATGACGAAGGCAAGGTAGTGATGAAAGAAGATTTGCCACTAGAAGTGCAGTCGCAAACGGTATATACCATGCCTGAGCTGCACTAAATATCAAACTATTAAAAAGAATTATGGAGAAAAAAAGTATGTCAAACGGTATTTACATCGTAAAGCGAAATGGTTCAAAGGAACCAATTAACATTAATAAAATTCACAAAGTTGTAGAATTTGCATGTGAAGGGTTAGCAGGTGTAAGTAGTAGCCAAATTGAAATGAATGCTAATTTACAATTTTACGATGGCATGAGTACCGAAGAAATCCAAGAAGTTCTAGTTAGAAGTGCAAACGATCTTATTTCATTAGACGCTCCAAACTATCAGTTTGCAGCCGCAAGGTTGCTTTCGTATGGAGTTAATAAACAAGTTTTTGGAGCATACGAGCCTGTTAGTCTACGCAACATGATTGAAAAAAATATTGAGCGCGGTGTTTATGATCCTGAAGTTTTAGAAAAATATACAGAAGAAGAAATTGAACGCCTTGATTCATATATCCATCACAAACGTGATGAGAATTTTACCTACGCAGGTCTACGTCAAGTTGTAGACAAATATCTTTGTCAAGACAGATCTAGCGGTGAAATATTTGAAACACCACAGTTTATGTATATGATGATTGCTGCAACATTATTTGCAAACTATCCAAAAGAAGATCGTATGCATTATGTAAGGAGATACTATGACTCGACCTCCCTTTTTAAAATCAATATCCCAACGCCAGTCATGGCCGGTGTCCGTACACCTGTTAGACAGTTTGCTTCGTGCGTCCTTGTTGACAGTGACGACACCCTTGATAGTATCTTCGCATCTGATATGTCAATTGGCCGCTACACAGCGCAAAGAGCAGGAATTGGCATCAACGCAGGACGAATTCGCGGAGTAAACTCAAAGATTAGAGGCGGAGAAGTAGCACACACAGGTATTGTTCCGTTTCTAAAGAAGTTTGAAGCAACTGTAAGATGTTGCACACAAAATGGTGTACGTGGCGGTTCGGCTACAACACACTTCCCGTTTTGGCATCAAGAAATTGAAGACATCCTAGTACTAAAGAATAACAAAGGTACAGAAGATAATCGTGTACGTAAGCTAGACTATTCAATTCAACTTAACAAAACAATGTATGAAAGGTTGTTGAGTGGTGGAGAAATTACTCTTTTCTCGCCACATGATGTTCCTGGTCTGTACGAAGCATATTTTGGCGATCCAGCAGTGTTCCAAGAGCTATATGAAAAGTATGAACGTGCTACAAGCATTAAGAAAAAGAAAATTGATGCAATGGATTTGTTCTCAGCACTGATCAAAGAACGTGCTGAAACAGGGCGTATTTACATTATGAATGTTGATCATTGCAATACACATAGTTCATTCAAAGACACTGTATACATGAGTAACTTGTGTCAAGAAATTACATTACCTACAAAGCCACTTAATCACATTGACGACGAAGAAGGTGAAATTGCATTATGTATCCTTTCAGCAATTAACGTAGGTGTTATTAAAGAACTTGATGACCTAGAAGAATTATGCGATTTAGCAGTTCGTGCTTTAGAAGAAATTATTGATTACCAACGCTATCCAATTAAAGCAGCTGAAAAGTCAACTAAAGCAAGACGTTCATTAGGTGTAGGCTATATTGGATTAGCACACTTTTTAGCAAGACAAAAAGTTAAGTACGATGATCCTCAAGCATGGACTTTAGTACACAATTTGACAGAAGCATTCCAATACTATCTACTAAAAGCAAGTAACACACTTGCTAAAGAACGCGGCGCATGTGAATACTTTAGTCGCACTAAATACAGCGATGGCATCCTTCCTATTGATACATATAAGAAAGATGTTGACACTATTGTAAACACCGAGTTAAACTATGATTGGGATAGTCTCCGCAATGACATTAAGGAACACGGCCTCAGGCACTCAACTCTGTCAGCACAAATGCCATCGGAGAGCAGTTCCGTTGTGTCGAACGCAACAAACGGAATTGAGCCTCCTAGAGGATACTTGTCCGTTAAGAAAAGCAAAAAAGGGCCTCTTAAGCAGATTGTTCCACAGTATCAAACTCTAAAGAACTATTACACATTGCTTTGGGATATGCCAAGTAACGAAGGTTATATCAATACTGTAGCTGTAATGCAAAAGTTCTTTGATCAGGCTATTAGCGGTAACTGGTCATACAATCCAACACACTTTGAGAACAACGAAGTTCCTATGAGTGTTATGTTACAAGATTTGTTAAACACTTATAAGTACGGATGGAAGACATCTTACTATCAAAACACTTATGATTATAAAACAGATCCAAGTGAATTAGAAGAAGAAAAACCTCAAGCACAACTATCAGACGCTGGAGTACCTAATAGTACTCAAGATGACGAAATGTGCGAAGCATGTGCAATTTAGAGGTTGACAACTCTAAAGAGTTAGTGTATTATAAGAAACGTATTAAGGAAGATTAGAATGGCTAAAACAGTATTCAACAAAGATAAAGTAGACTTTACTAAACAGAACATGTTTTTTGGAGCAGATCAGAACACACAGCGTTATGACACGTTTAAATTTCCCGTGTTTGACAAACTCAATCAAACTATGCTTGGATACTTTTGGCGACCGGAAGAAGTAAGTTTGCAAAAAGATCGTGCAGACTTTCAAAACTTTCGTCCAGAGCAAAAGCACATCTTTACTAGTAATTTAAAGTACCAAACATTATTAGACAGTGTGCAAGGACGTGGTCCTTGTTTAGCTTTCTTGCCTCATGTAAGTCTACCTGAGCTAGAAGGTTGTATTGTTACTTGGGACTTTTTTGAAACAATACATAGTCGTTCTTATACACACATCATGAAAAACGTTTATGCAGATCCTGCAGAAGTTTTTGACACTATTCTTGATGATGAAAAGATTATTGCTCGTGCGCAAAGTGTTACTAAACACTATGATGCATTTAACGAAGCAGCAGATGCTTTTATGCATCGAGGCGAAGGCAATATGCACGAAGTCAAAAAGAAACTATACTTGGCAATGCAAACAGTAAATATCTTAGAAGGTTTGCGTTTCTATGTATCATTTGCTTGCACATTTGCTTTTGGAGAACTAAAGCTAATGGAAGGTAGTGCTAAGATTATTTCACTTATCGCTAGGGACGAAGCACAGCATTTGGCACTTAGTACACACATTCTTAAACTTTGGGCACAAGGCAAAGACGATCCAGAGATGGCTAAAGTTGCTAAAGAATGCGAAGAAGAAGTTTACGAACTATGGCGTGAATGTGTTGCAGAAGAAAAAGATTGGGCAGATTATTTGTTCAAAGACGGATCAATTATTGGTCTAAACGAAACACTGCTACATCAATATGTAGAATACATTGCTAACCGCAGACTTAAAGCACTAGGCATGAATGCTATCTTTGATGCACCAGTAAACACTAACCCGCTACCATGGACACAGCATTGGCTATCTAGCTCGGGCTTGCAAGTTGCACCACAAGAAACAGAAGTCGAAAGCTATATCATAGGTGGCATTAAACAAGATGTTAATAAAGATTCACTTAAAGGATTCAGCTTATGATTATGTTTATTAAAAAGTTATTTGGCAAACATATTGATTTGCCAAATGGCGTATTACACAGAGCACACACAACAAAATACGAGGACTTATGTCAATGATTTTAATTTACGGAAAACCAATGTGTCCATTTTGTGACAGGGCAAAATCTCTATGCGAACAGCGTGGGTTTGCTTATGAATACAAATCACTAGGCACAGATTACACAAAAGAAGAACTATTAGAAACATTCCCAGGTGCTCGTACAGTGCCACAGATTGTTGTTAACGGAAACAAGGTAGGCGGCTATGAACAGTTTACCCAATACATTGACGAAACAAATTATAACGGCACAGGACACACAGTAGGACATTAATATGTTAATTGAATCACCGTACAAGATTGGAGACACAGTTTCATTTAAACTAACCTCCGGCGAAGAAATTGTAGCAAGACTTGAAGAAGAAACAGACAAGTCTTACACAGTAAAGAAACCAATGGTACTTATTGCTCAACAGCAAGGATTAGGTTTAGCACCTTTTATGTTTAGCGTAAGTCCAAGTGGCAAATTTGTATTACAATCTAATGCAGTTAGTTGTATTGCAAAAACAGAAGAAGAAATTGGAAAACAATATGTTTCCCAAACATCAGGCATAGCAATAGCTTAAATTAAGGAGAAAAGGCAATGAGTAATCACGAAGAAATTGTACAAGCGTACAACAACTATCTAGCAGAACATGCAACCTTTGAAGAAAAAGGTGTCAAGGCGGCGGCAGCTAGAGCTCGTAAAGCACTTGGAGATTTAGGTAAGCTCACAAAAGAGCGCCGTAAAGAAATCCAGGATAAAAAGAACGCAATGTAATGTGGCGTCTTTGGGCAAAGTCCCTTGGAGAAAAGGCTGGCAGTTCTAAGAATGAAGCAGATATTATTGCTCTGATTAGGACTGCCATTCTTTTTATCTACATTATCACAAATCTCTTTATTATAGCAGGAGTAATAAGGCATTGGTAGAATGATGTATTTTTTAAAATCTTGCGAGTACAAATGGACTCATGCTAAAACAGATATGGAAAAACTTTGGATTATGCGTGAACTTGGTACAGATATTTTTAAAATTGTAGAACAAAATAATTGGGAATGGCATTGGCTACGTTCAAATAGTCAAACTTTACCAGGAGACATATATTGCCGTTGCGACATATATGTAGATATACCAGATACTAAACAAGCAACACATTTTTTACTTAAATATCCTAAAGCAATATTAGTGGAAAAAGTTTAATGTTTTGGATAGATTACACAGTAGAAAGCGCACCTAATAGATTCCGTGTCAAAGGTGACTGGGACGGAGAAGTAATGGGCAAAAACGAAGATGGCTCTCTAAAAGATCATTGGTTATATAAACCAGGTGAAGTTTATATTGTTGGAGAAGATGGGTGGTTACATAAATCAGATCACTTGTCTACATTAATGATGGCATACGAAGCAAAGAAAAATGAAAACAGTAAGACGTCCTCAAGCCAGTAAAGGTTGGCAATCTCGAAAATATAAAGAAGAAGACGAACGATCATTAAAGATCTTAAAAAAGAAAAATAAATTAAATGAATGTAAAAGAAGGTGACAAAGCAGTAATTATATTTTCACTCCGTCCTGAGAACATAGGACGTATTGTTAATGTGGCAGAATATATTGGTAAATTTAGTGAGCGTGAAAAATTTCAATTTAGAGGAATGCCTTGTATGGCAATGGTCACTGATCATCATTGGTGGATTGAAGCAGAAGATTTAAGCATACAGTTTGGGCCAAGTCCTCGTGCTTATATTGCTGACAGTTGGCTACGTAAGATAGAACCACCAAAAGAAAAACTTTCTAAAGAAGCAGAAAAAGAACTTGACATTTTAGCATATAAATAGTGTATGAAACCTATTTACATTCACGGGGCGACCGCCAGTGAGCGTAGTTTTGCCTTTATACAGCAGTCACTTAAAACTAAAAATCCTATCTACTTAAACTACGAAAAAG